GTGGTAAATGTAAACAAGTATTCGAACCTAATATGAACTAGCAGACTTCTGGAGGGGCTTAGGCACCTCTTTTTTTACGTACATACAAAGTGATTTACAATCATAAATAGGTACATTATAATTTAATAGAGGGTTCACCCCAACTATTTGTACACATACCCCGATTGTTACTGTGACTTCACTAAGGAGGAACATGAACATGAAAGATAGATTAGCGGATGATCCGCTTCTTACATCGCTCCTGACAAAGCTCAAGAACGATTCGAATATCGAGGGGGAAATACAAATGACAAACACAAGTATGGACCAGGACGTGGTCACACAAGCAGTGAATGATAATCTTATTGAGACTTATGCCGCACGGTATGTCACACCAAGAACAGGCAGCGAAGCGATTGAATCTTTAGCTACAGTATTCAAGGACATTTTAGGAGACGGAATCGTATCGAATGACGTAAGAGATGGTATCGGAGAGTACTTCCGTATCCTATCTAACCGTAACCTACCCGCATATGAGTGGTTGCTTGAAGCATTCCACGTAGCAAGCAAGAAGGAAGATCACAAACGTAACTTCCCGTATGTGGTAGGCATGATCCGTTACTGGATGAAGTTCGGCTTTGGGCATATCCCCGCCCAGGAAGAGGAAGAGGTAATCAATCACTTTGAAGAAGTAACCGGAGCCATGGTCACCCCACGCAGCCGTATGCTGATCCAAAACCTGATGGGAACCTATGGAGCAATCAAGGTTACAATCATGATTTCTAACCTAAGCATCAACAAAGACATTTCTATGCTTATGGCTCAGTTGCTGAAAGAATCCATGGATAGTAAGTATCCGAAAAAGGGGAAGCAACAGGTAACTACTGGAAAATACAATGAACAGCAATGTGCAGACAGAAGCGAACAAAGACAGACTGTATTGTATTAAATTAAAACTGATTTCAAATCAGTAATAAGGTACGCCTAATGTCATAGCAAACAGATTGTCAAGCAGTACGCAAGTAAGGTATAATGTTACTTGGTACATTTGTGGGTGATAGTTGCTGTTATAGGGTAATGGTAGAAATAAACTCAATTACCCCGTTTTACCTTACGTATCTTGGGTAGATTCTGGGATAAAGCTACCTGTTACCAAATTTATAACATTGACTGCGTGTATGGGTCCGGAGAGAATGGTATAGGTTATCAAACCTGACATTGGATGCGGTTGAATAGGTGGAGAGGTTAGATAAAATTACTGTGCAATAAACGGTTTGTGCCTAAAGAGAGAGAATCGGTCATTCTATCCTATTCATCACGCAAGGCAGGATACGTATCTATCTGTCGTCAGCAGCTGGCTTCTGTTCTGTCACCTTGTAACGTCCAACGACAGGGCGTATCTGCACAATACTACGAAGGGGTAGGTGTTCCAAGTGGCAAAAGCGACTTTTCCATTCACACTCACTAACAGGCTTGAGTATTACGTTAAGGAGAAGCAGTTAGAACTCCTTAGAAAATTCAATGTGAATCTGACCTGGAAAGAGATCTTCGATGACTGTGGAGATTACTGTGGCGTCACAGGGCACACGATTCGAATGATTAAGTCAGGGTCGAGTAACCCATCCGTATTTCTAGCTATCCTGATTGCCAAGTACTTTGATACTACTGTGGACGATATGTTTGGGATCGTCCCCGAGGAAGACGGCATCATGGATAGATTGAATAACTGGAAGCCTTGTGGCTTAGAATAAAAGCATGAGCCACCTAGCTGAGAGGTTACTGCCGTTCGCAGAGAATAAGGTAGTTAATGTAGAAGACATTACCGATCCAGTACTTAAGCGTATGGCTACTAACAAGAGGTATACAGACCACATACGCCAAGGTCTCAAACACATAGATAACCAGAATGAGCTGCTTATACCACATAGGGTAGATTCCCAGGAAAGGCAACTCAAGAGGTATATCCAGTATCGGTTAGGCACTACAGTTAATCTGACTACCTTACGGGAAAAGCACGCAAACTATTATATGAAACTGTTTAAATACGGCTCCCCCACTGAGGTTATACGTCGATGGGGGTTGGCTCCCACTTATGAACATAGCAATATGGAACCAGTCCTTCTGGATGCACTGAGGGAGTACATTGAAAGCACTGGTAACCTTAAAGGATTGATGAAAAAAGATCCACAGCTTTACAGGTCTCTCCGATACCACTCAGGCAAGAGAGGTAAAACAATCAGAGAGTACCTTGTCGAGTCAGGGTTACAAAAACAAGAAGGACTTAGCGAAAGCTGAGTCTTTTTTAAAAACAAAAAAACTGATTGACAATCAGTAAGAGATACAGTATAATTGATTTTAGTAGGACGCCACAACTTTTTCACTAGATACCACGATGATTAAGGTGTATCTAACCGAAGGAGGTATCCCCTATGAAATTGACTGAGATTGAAGCGCTTGACGAGGTAGTCAGTGCCGCTCATGAGATTCTTGCAGCCACTGGTTCTGATCTGGGGCAATGCGGTTTCGCTACAGAGGAAGAACGGAAGGCTCATATCGCAGGGTTTGCTTCCGAGATAGTAGATATCATCGAGAATTTGCAACGTGGGAAGGTAGGTGAAACTGATGTTGGAAATAACAAAGGTGTCCGGTGACGGTGAAGACTTTCTAAAAATTAAAGTCGTTAATAAAGGAACAGCTCCGCTTGACGGTCGTGATATTGCAACGATCATGAGCATTGAGGGGTGGCAGAAATCACAGCGAGACGTACTGACATACGCCCTACCGTTCTCTAAAGCGGCAGAGTTATATGAAAAGACTCGTGACCTGATGGTGGTGTGGAAATCTGAGGGAGACAATATGGGTGCTCTTTCAACAGGCATCTCTACTGATCATATACCCAAAGACTATACCATTCCCTACACTCCGAAGATTCCTCTCCGCCCCCACCAAATTCAAGCGTTCAACTTGATGGTGCAACGGGATGGGCTACTGATTGCGGATCAGGAAGGGGTGGGTAAAACACCTCCTGTCCTCTGCAGTCACGAAGCTAAGGTGCAGATGGGTGTTGCGAAGTGGGGGCTGTTCCTTACCAAGTCGGGACTAACCTATGACGTTCGTAACCAAGCTCGCCGGTTCACCAACATGAACGTGAAGGTCATCAGTGGTGATCTAAAAAACCGTATCGAGATGTACTATGAGCTTGAGCGGGATGACAGTATTGACTTGGTTGTTATGTCTTACGAGCTATACCGTAAGGACTTGGATCACATCAGAATGGTACATAAGGTGAAACCTTTCTCTATCATGTACTGTGACGAGATGCACAAAGCAAAGAACTTAACCAAGTCTCAGATCGGTAAAGCGATCCACGAGATCCATACGGAACAGCGCTACGCCATCACAGCGACTCCAATCATTAACGAGCTTGTGGATGCTTATAACATCTTCGCTTGGCTCCGTGTATTGAATTACAGCTGGGATGCGTTTATGAGGAAGTTCTGCATCTTGGATGGTTATGGACGAGTACTGCAGTACAAGAACGTTAGTGAGTTCAAAACAGTCCTGCAGACGAACATGTTGCGTAGGTTGAAGACGCAAGTCTTGACCGACCTACCGCCTGTAGTTTCAATGCAGGTGCATGTCGAGCTGACAAGCCCTCAAAAGAAACTCTACAAAATGGTCGAGGAAGCAGACGCAAAGGTAGAGTTCGATGATCTGGACTTCGAGGACATTCCTTCTGAGCTTGCGAAGTATGCAAGACTCATGCAGGTGGCGGAGAGTACGGAGATTGTCGGCGGTATTGCAGGTAAGAAAGGCAGTGCGAAGCTTGAGCAAATAGAAGAAATGTTGGCGGAGATTGTAGAACGTGGGGAGAAGGTTGTCGTGTTCAGCCGCTCCAAGCGATTTACTCTACTCATGTACGATTACTTCCAGAAGTATAATCCGGCCATCATGACCGGAGATATCTCTTCTCAAGCTAAAGAAGGACAGGACACTTCGGATCGGCAAACACAGGTCGATAAGTTCCAAGAAGATCCTTCCTGTAAGGTTATCTTCTGTTGTGAAGCTGCCGCCCGTGAAGGGTGGACTGGTACAGCTGCCAATAACGTGATCTTTACCTCTAAACCATGGAGTCCGGCGTATGTGTCCCAGTGTATAGGACGGGTATTCCGCTTTGGTCAGGACGGCGGTGTGACGGGCACAATCAACGTGTACTCTCTGATCGCTAGAGATACGATTGACGAGCAGATTGAAAAGCTGTTGGCTGAGAAGCAGTTCACCATTAACTCTGCAGTAGAGCAACCTATGGGAACTAAGGAGGTTCTAAGCATACTAAGCGGAGATACAGAGGATGTCGCATGACATCTTCTCTCCTTTCTAATCTTCAAGGAGGTCAGACAGCATGGATAAATCATATTTAGAAAATCAAATGGGCGTTAAGCTATATACTTTAATGGAATTTGCAGAATTTTTAGGTTGGTCACACCAACGTCTGAGTAAGACGTGGGTAACACAGCAGAAAGGGAAGACAGTACGGAACCCACTGCCTAATCCAGTGCACACAGGCTACAGAGGAAGTGCGCTACTTTGGACAGAGGGCCAGGTTAAGAAGTACCAGAATGAGCTTAGACCAAATTCTCGACCTGAATGGAGGGAAATTGACGGGAAGCAGGTGTTTGGCCGTGTGTGCCGCAGGTGTGACGAGTTCAAACCCATCGAAGACATGGCATTTAAGCACGCATCCACGTGTTACACCTGCGACAGTCTACGAGCCGCAGAGAACCGTAGACGTTTAGGAGAAACAACCTCCGAGTACAAACCTCGGGGTCGTGTGCACGTGCGAGTCTACGATGCTACAGGTAAGATTCAGTGCAGATCATGCAAAATATTTAAAGATGAATCGGAATTTAAAATCGGTGCCAATGTTAAGCCGAAGCCGGACTGCAGGGACTGTATTAATACCAGAAGACGTGAGCTGTATGCCGCAGATAAAGGAGATCCCAATGAGTAAACATAAACCTATTTATAAATTACATCGTGGCCGGTTCCTGGTCATGAGCACCGCCCGGCGGTTGAAAATCAAAGGGACGCTTACTGCTCTGGATCGGATCGAGCTTAAGGGGTTTGTGTTTACTGATGATCTCACTGTGTTTTCTGAGGTTTTAGGATACCTTAAGTCAAATCAAATCCCTTACCAGATCATTGACGGCAGCCCTAACTGGTTATATGCGATACGCAGACTCGACAGAAAAGTGGGGAGGAAACAGTGATGGAAAATATCAATGCGGCTAATCAATTTTTAAAAGCTCTAGGTGAAGAACTTAAGGAAATGAGTATTGAAACCAT